ACTGGACGAGGCGGACGTCAAATACTGCAACGCGGAACGGTGGTCCGTAATGACGGAAGCACAGCGGGATGTCTGGCGAGCCTATAAGCAGGCCCTGCGCGATCTGCCGGCGACGACGGAGGACCCGGCAAATCCGGTCTGGCCGGAGTCGCCTGCGTAGGAGTGAATATGTCTATTCTCTTCGTTAGCAATTCGGGTGAATCCCTCCCCATCGCCCTCCGCCTCAAGCAGGAAGGCACGAGGGCCACGGTGTACCTGCATGACCTGAGATACCGGAGGAACTGCAAGGGCATGGTATATAAACTACGTTCAAAATTTGAACATAGGAGTATGAGATGCCGAATATAGTGATGGGTAATAATGGACCTACCAGCTTTAGTCCTACACAGAAGATAGAGTATACGTACCCAGGTGGTCTGGATTTTGGTCCTGGAAGTCAGCTCCACAACTATATAGTCACCGCCCTCTGGTATAGACTGTTTGAGAGTAGTACTGAGATGTCCAAGCGCTACCCAGCATGGAAGAAGATAGACCAGGTCCTGACAGCCTATGTTGACTTGACAGAGAGTGAGGAGAAGGTAAAGGACTCTAATGATAGGAAGCCGGTTGCAGTTGTCGTCCCTATATCCTACGCAACACTTGAGGTGCTCCTTACATACTTTACCTCTGTCTTCCTGGAGCCTCCTTACTTCCGCTACGAAGGGGTGGACTCTCAAGATATCATAGGTGCTATCCTGTTGGAGAAGGTGGTGGAACTCCAATGCATGAGACGGAAGGTTGGCCTCAACCTCCATACCATGTTTAGAGATAGTATGGTATACGGCTTCGGGGCGGTCGCTCCTATGTGGATTAAAGAGTGGGGAATGAGGACTAGCTGGGAGGAGAGTGGATTCCTCTCTGCTATCTTCTCCGCTTTTAGAAAAACTAACATGAGAAGGGTACAGCAGGAGACTGTGGTATATGAAGGGAATATGCTGAAGAATATAGACCCTTATAGATACCTCCCTGATCCATCTGTCCCTATCCATGATCCACAGTCTGGGGAGTATACAGGGTGGGTAGAGACGACTAGCTATAGTAAGTTGCTGGAACTGGAGCAAACTGATCCTACCATCTTCAATGTGAGATATCTGGAAGGTAAGCAGGGACCCTCTTATAGTCAGTTTAATAAAACAATCTCTGAGGCAGGAAGGAAGGACAAGTGGGGAACTGGTAACTCCAATTATAGTAATGTCACAAGACCAGTTGATGTATGCTGGGTATATGTAAATCTTATCCCGTCTGAGTGGAAGTTGGGACCTTCCAGCTATCCTGAGAAGTGGCTCTTTGGTCTGGCTGCAGATGGTCTTCTGGTAGCAGCGAAGAAGATGAATCTGGACCATAATATGTTCCCTATTGCAATTAGTGCACCTGACTTTGACGGCTACTCCTCAACACCCATAGCCAGGATGGAATTGGTCTATGGTCTTCAGCACGCCTTGAACTGGCTCTTTGACAGTCATATTGCTAACGTGAGGAAGGCGATCAACGATATGCTTATTGTCGACCCTTCTCTTATAAATATCAACGACTTACGTGACCCTCAGCCTGGGAAGCTGGTTCGCATGAGAAGAGCTGCCTGGGGAAGGGGAGTTGAGAATGCTGTTAAGCAGCTAAAGGTAGAGGATGTTACCAGAGGCAACATACAAGACTCCGGTACACTGATGGATCTGATAGCTAATGTCTCTGGTGCTGTTGATAGTATACAGGGTGTTATCAGAAAGACTGCTGAGCGTATAACTGCTGAGGAGGTAAGAGGTACTCGCTCCAGTGCCTTGTCCAGGTTAGCAAAGGCAGCTAAGATCACCTCCCTTCAGGCTATGTTTGACATCGGCTACATGTTTGCTAGTCATACACAGCAGTTGCAGTCAAAGGAGCAGTTTGTCAGGGTGACTGGTGACTACTTCGCTGAGCTCCAGAAAGCATACCCTGGGCAGACTAGGATCAAAATAGCCCCACAGGATTTGTCAATCAACTACGACATAATCCAACGTGATGGATCTGTGCAGGGTGCTGAGTATGTTGATATCTGGGTAGATATTATGAAGTCAGTTGCAGAGAGTCCCATCTTGAGTCAATCTTTTGATGTACCCAGAATATTCACCCATGTTGCAAGACTGATGGGTGCTAAGGATGTATCTGCATTCTTGAAGCAGCAGCCTATGCAAGGTAGAGTTATGCCTCAAGATCAGATAGAAAAGGGTGTACAGGCTGGTAACCTTATACCCTTACCACAAGGACCGGGAGGTGGAGAAGGTGGAGAACCTGGAATTTAGTAGACAAACAGTACGAGAGTTTACAGACAACGTGGTTTGGAGGGAGATGATAGCCACGTTGAAGGAGCGTAGGGATATGTATGAGAAGGACTTCATGCGCCTCAACCCTTTTACTGAGGGACTAAAGTTCGCTCATGCGCAGGCGGCTATTAACGAGATTGATTACTTTCTAACACTACCTGAAATCATGGTAAGAGAAGTAACACGAAAGGACAAAGACGAGGAGGAAGCAAGAGATGACTAATGGAACTGCAAGTGACACAAGCGGCCTTAATGAGATTTTGAAAGATTTCGGCGCTGGTAGTGCTCCACCCACACCGGCGCAACCTGGGAGTCAGCCTCAGCCTGGTGAGCCACCGGTCAGCCCGGAGCCCTCGGCACCTCCGGCAGAACCTATAGCACCGACTCCAGGAGCAGACCCGACACCTGCACCTGCACCTGTTGAGCCTGCACCGGCTGAGCCTGCTCCCACCCCTGCTACACCAGCAGAGCCTGTACAGCCTGCTGCTCCTGCAGCCCCAGCTGTACCTCCAGAGCCTACAGAGATTGATATTCTGAGGGCACAGAATGCTGAGCTAATGGCTATGATTCGGGCACAATCTGCTGAGCCTGCACAACCTGCATCTGGTCAGCCGGCTCCCGGACAACCTGCAACTCCGGTTGAGGAGGTATTCCAGTTTGTCAAGGTGGATGATGATATAGATGCTGTCCTCAAGAGTGCAGATAGCTTCAACAAGTTTGCCTCAGGCCTGGTATACAAGGCTGTTGAGCAAGCTCTGATGAGACTCCCTGATGTAGTTATCCCTATGGCAAGAAGTCAGGTTGCCTACATGACGTCTATCCAAGACTTCTATCGTGCCAACCCTGACTTGTATCAGTACAAGGAGTACTGTGGTGCTGTGGCTAATGAGTTAGCAAGCAAAGACCCCAGCCTGCAGCTAACTAAACTGCTTGAGAATACAGAAAAGGAGGTGAGAAGTAGACTTAAACTGAAGAAGGCTGCACTTGATGGAGGGACTGCACCAGCTAGGCCTCCTGGACCTGCTGCTTCTGCAAGCCCTGACGCCCCGCCGGCAAACCCTGGCTTTGTTCCTAGTGGTCCAGGTGGTAGACCCAGGCCGGCTCCAGCGTCTCAAACAACAGGTGTATCCCAGGAAATTCTGGACCTGGCAGACCTGTAAAGGAGGTGAACAAGAATGCCTACTATTGACAAAGGTATTTTCGACGTTACTAGGAGGGGTGTCCTTCCTAATGATGCCGCAGACAGTCGGTTATTGAGTAGAGCGGAGAGTGCAGGCGCTGCTGCATATGACTCTGCTTCAATATCGGCTGTCAATTCCAAGATCTTGTCTGGTGTATCAGACCTGACTAGTAAACTGACGTCTGAAACGTCAAGGGTCAACAGCGCTACGACTAGTGAGGTCACAGACAGGGTATCTGATCTTACATCGGCTGTGACTTCTGCTACCATCGAGGATTCTGAGCTCACGTCAAAGGTTACCTCTGAAACCTCGAGGATTAACAGTGCAATAGCGAGCGAAGTAACTGATCGCGGTTCTGCTCTCACATCTGCTGCTCTTTCTCTCACAACGGAAGACAGTGAGATTACCTCTAAGATCACTTCTGAGACTTCTCGTCTTGACTCTGCTATTGCAAGTGAGGTAACCGATAGAGGTTCTGACCTGACCTCATCTGCACTCTCACTCACCTATAAGGACAGTTTTCTGACGTCTCAGATTGGGAGTGAAGTGACCGATAGAGAGTCAGATGTAACCTCGACTGCTCTTTCTTTGGCAAATGAGGATAGCTTTATTACATCCAAGATGACTTCTGAAACATCACGGATTGATAGTGCTATCGCAAGCGAGGTTACAGATAGAGGCTCCGATCTGACCTCGGCTGCTTTGTCTCTTACCACTGATGATAGTACCATCACATCCAAGGTGGTATCTGAGACTTCTCGAGTAGATTCTAAGATTGCTTCAGAGGCCTCGCGGATAGATAGTACTGTGGAAAGTGTAAACCTGGATAGGGCTGGAGACGAGAATGCTCTTATGAGCAAGATCACCAGTTCCCTTGACGACTATGCAACCATGTCACTTAGCAACCTGAGCTTCCTCGCTTCGAGGATGGTATCGGCTAGCTTTGTGGATGCTGTTGACTAAGGCCAGTGAGGAGGGAGGAAGCGATGAAAGTAGCTCACTGGACTTGGGGAAATAAGAGTGGTATGCATAGGGTTGCTGAATCTATTAGTAAGGCAGAGTGTGAACTTGGTCTGGATAGTCGCCTTGTATGGGCAGACTCCAAGAAGGAACTCCTTGACTGGGCTAATAATGAAGCAGATATCCACGTTGGTCATACTCATCTTCCTGAAAGTGTTTGGAGTAAAAGGCCAAGACCTCCTGTTATCTGGGTAGGTCATGGTACCCCTGAGGTTGTCCTCCATGATACAGCAGAGGAAGTGAGAAAGGGTGGATATGGTCACGGAGATGCCTTTATGCTCATTCAGTACTGGATGCAGCATGCTCATGCTATGGTTACTTTCTGGCCCAGGCACTATGCCATCTGGAAAACTCTCTGCGACCGTAATACAGTTGTAGAGTGCTTCAAGATGGGTATTGACAAGACCTTCTGGCAAAAGATGCCTAGTAAGGGCAAGTTTGCCGGAACTCCATCTGTTCTCTCAAATGAGAACTGCTACGAAATAAAGTGGCCTCTCGACCTGATAATGGCGTGGCCTTGGGTGTGTGAGCAGGTACCTCACGCTCGTCTTCATCTCAACTACGTGCCCAACGATCAGCATAGGGTATGGTTTCCTCTTGCTAATAGGAATGGCTCTTCCTTTTATTCCTATATATCAAGTAAGGCATTTAGTCAGGATGAGTTGAGGAACTGCTTCTGCTCCAACGATTACTACATAGGACTGGTCAGATATGGTGACTTCAATAGGGTAGCATTGGAAGCAAGGTCTTGTGGTATCCAGTTAATATCCTATACAGGTAACCCTTATGCTAACTTCTGGGTTCCTGAAGGAGATCAGAGGGTGATAGCAGATCACCTTATCAAAATCTTTAAAGGGGAGATGCAGCCAAGGGAGGCTGAGGAAGTCCCTGATATTAAGGAGACTGCTCTATCTATGATCTCCTTGTATGGGAGGTTCTTATGATAGACTACAGTCAGTTTGAACAATGGGTGAGGGACAACGTTAAGGTGTGGCAGCCTTGCAATATATATCCTTCTGCTAGTATAGGAAGGAATGTTAGCATTGGTACCTTCACTGAGATAGGCAACAACGTTGTCATAGGCAATAATGTTAGAATAGGTGCTATGTGCTTCATACCTGAAGGTGTGGTTATCGAAGATGATGCATGGATAGGGCCACGGTGTACCTTCACCAATGATAGGTTCCCACCATCTCCTATGGAGGAATGGGAACCCACTATTGTTAAAAGAGGTGCTTGTTTAGGAGCTGCTGTTACAGTGGTGTGTGGAGTTACCATTGGTGAAGGTGCGCTGGTTGGTGCTGGGAGTGTAATCACTAAAGATGTACCAGCCGGTCAGGTATGGGCAGGTGTACCTGCAATCCCAATTAAGGAGGGGAAGGATGAGTACTCAAAGACTTCCTGAGATTCTCAATATCGTTGGCCATATGTCTGCTGTCAAGCCTGCGGTAGCAGCTGCAACCGCTGGTGCCTGCTCGCTTGTGGCAGATGTGGCTATTAGTACACTTTCTGCCGGTGTACTGACTATTGCAGCGCAGAATGACTATCCCAGAACTGTAAGAGGTATCCTGACTGATGCCAATGCATCTATCACTGGTGCAACTGTTACTATCTTCGGTCTGGATCAGAATGGAGAGGGAATCTCCGATGTTCTGACCTTTACTGGGGCTGGTACCGTAGATGGTGTGAAGGCCTTTTCCAAGATCACCTCTGCTACCTGGGCACTCACTGCTGGTACAGTCACTACCACAGATGATACCATTGCCCTTGGCTATGGGCCTGCTCTTGGATTGCCGGCTGCCCCAGGAGTAGTATATGATAGGCTCATCAAAGGTACCTTTGACGGTGGAGATGAGGCTGGTACTTTCTCTAGTACCTATGGCCTCTATACCCCGGCAGGTACCATGGACGGCGCCAAGGCAGTTGAGGTAGATTTCCTCTATAAGATCTTCCTCAAAGGCAGACTGAGTGATTAAGGAAAAGGAAAAGGAGGTATAAACTATGGCTGGATTCCTTGGAATGAGAGGTACGGGTGACTGGGCAACCGACCAGCGACCCAAGAACTGGAGGGAAGGTATCCTTTTCCTCTACCCTAACGGTATGGCACCGTTGACCGCTATCATGAGTAAACTCAAGTCAGAAGCGGTCGACGATCCTAACTTCTACTGGTGGACAAAGACACTGCCCACGCAGCGTGCTGCTATTACTGGTGTCTACACTGACGCGTCTCTTGCCACTGCCTATGTATCTGGTGGTGTGGCTGGGACCATTCTCTACGTGAAGATGACAGAGGACGATGTGAAGCAGTTTAGAGTAGGCCACCAGGTTCTCCTGCGTGATGCTTCCGACTACACGGTCGACGTCAATGCTAAGGTCATAGCAAGAAGTGTGAATGGGGCCAGCTCCTATATCGCCTGCAAGCTGCTTGAAGCGGACGATAACAGCACTCACTCCAATAATCTTAGTGATGCTGACGTGGCCCTCATCATAGGTAATATCAACGAGGAGGGTGCGACTATGCCCACTGGGGTTAGCTATGACCCGGTGAAGCTTTACAACTATACGCAGATCTGGCGTACTCCGCTGTCTATTACTAGGACAGCTAGAAAAACCAGACTCCGAACTGGTGATGCGTATAAGGAGATGAAGCGGGAGGCCCTGGAAATCCACTCTATCGAGATGGAGAAGTCCTTCCTCTTTGGTGTCAAGACGGAGAATACCGGAGATGGTGGGAAGCTGGAGCGCACTACTGATGGTATTATTACCATCCTTCGTGCCAGCGCACCCAATAAC